CCTGTCCCTTATGGGAGAAAGAAGAATTACCGACTTGTTAAATTAATGTCTTTACAAACATCGCAAGAACAAGTTACCAAAAAGGCTGTCCATCACTATGGACTCTTACCTATCTATCCTCTAACGATAAATTTCTACGCAAATAGAAATTATGACATCGACCTGGCTGCTTTTGCAGCTTACTTCGATATCCAAGAAGATAGTGTAAGGAAAATTGAGGAGATGATCCGATCTGTAATCGAATTATATGTTTTATTCGGATTCATTGAACCTCAAAGGTGGCGGAAGGTCAAATCGGGTGTGGAGCGTTTACCACATTCTGCCCTTGCTATTAAGCATCAGATGACTAACCACCTCATCTACTCCACAGTTTATAAGGTCTGTGGTTTAGAAAAGATTAACGGGGAAGGAACCTGGGCGAAATTCTTTAAGTGGAAGTTCGCCGCCTATTTTGCTCATAAGAAGCAACAGGATATACCAAAGAGACCAGACTGGTTACAGTCGGTTAATAAAGGTCTCTGGTCACATACGACCATCCTGGGCGGGATCGCAACAGATTGGGAGATTCATTTTGAGAACTCCTCCAACTTTTCAGTCTTTATTGACTCTCTTGGAGCCTCATATTTATTTTCTGACTTTAAGTTGCTATCCTTTGATTCCTTTCTTGATACCTCTCAGCAGCTGAAGAAAGCTGCTCCTGACGTTCCTGATTCAATGGTTGAAAAATCCATTGCTGATACAGTTAAAGAACTGACAGGGGTGCCGAAAGTGTCCATAGATAGGACAATTACATTCGCACCTTTTCAGACGTTAAAGGTAACTGACACAAACCGGATACTCACGAACCATCCTGTGAGGAGCTTTGAAATTAACAAAGCTGCCGTTGTTTGTGAACTCCAACGAACTGTTGATGAGATCTTTGAACATGAGTTCATTTCTTATGAAGATCTTGTTGAACCGTTCTTTCCAAGTACATCTGCTAATTATATTAATAGTAGATCGAATCTTGGGTCCCTTGCCGTACTATACGACTATTGCTCATTCGGGAAAATGGGTGATGGAATTATGTTCGGCCAAGAGCTAAGACCATTAGTTCAAAGGGTAGCACCACACTATGGTGTGTTGGGGGATCAGGAGCAGAGGTCCTACGACCGTGAATTCGAGGCTGGTATTGAACCACCATCCGAAGAAATTGTGATCGTTGTTGATCCTAGTCCATTGAGGACTAAGTGGGAGGAGGAATACTGGAAGATCTGGGATCTTGCTAAAACGGAGAAACCGTTAGTTGAGGCTGTCGGCCTCCCAGAACCCTTAAAGGTTAGAGTGATCTCGAAAGGACCACCTCTCCTCTACACTGTGCTAAAGCCCATACAAAAATGGCTTTGGTCCACACTCAAGAAGCACCCGGTTTTTGAATTAATTGGGCGATACGTTGTTGAAGATGATATCAACCGTGTCCTGAGTGGGCTTAAGGATACCGAGGAAGTTACCTCGGGAGATTATGTTGCTTCAACCAACCGATTACATGGTTGGGTTTCGGAAACCATCAGTGACCGTATCATGCTCCGACTTGGTGAAAATATCCCCAAGAAGGACCTGGAAAAATTACCAGTGAATTACATGACGGATCTTAAAAGATTGATGAAAGTTGCCCTAACGAAGCACATTTTCATGGAAGATGACAAAGAATTACCCCAGACCGAAGGTCAATTGATGGGTTCAATAGTTTCATTTCCAATCCTTTGTATAGCCAATGCTGCCTTATGCAGGATGGCTTTGGAAGGAGCTTCTCTTGAGAGAAGATCGAGACCTACTATATATAGGGTCACCCGAAATGGTCGGGGTAAGCCAGCACCTCTTCTGGTGAATGGCGACGATTGTCTCCTCCGAGGTCCAAAGCAACTACTCCGCGAATGTTGGGAGTCAGTTTGTGCATTTGCAGGTTTGGAGTCCTCTATTGGAAAAACCTACTTCTCAACAGAATTCTGTACTATAAACTCCACCATCTTTAAAAAGCATTATAAATATCTTGCTGATGGTGTTAAGGAGATTGTTTGGAGAGAATCCAAGTACGTGAATCTGGGTTTAATGAAGGGTATGAAAAGGATGGGTGCGGGAACCAAAAAAGGTTTTAACCCGCAGGTTGGAATTCACCAACTTGGAGTGATTAGCCGTGAACTTAAACGGACTTGTCCCCCCCACCTCTGGCCTATCGTTAAGAGAAGATTTATATATTATAATAAAATAGAGTTAACACGTTATCCCGATCTGCCCTGGTTTGTACCAGAATGGCTTGGAGGTGTTGGACTACCCTGTGATAGTGATGATGAAATTAGTATGCGAGACCGCTGTGCAGCGTCTGCTATTAAATTTCAAATTCACGATCCAAAATGGTGTCCAGTCCTACCAGAAGATATGGCAATGTGGTGTATGCATGAGTTAGTCATGGACTCGCTTCCCCAAAAGGAAGTAGTCTTCTTCAAAAAAGTTTGTATGGAAGAAGGAGTCGAGGATCTCGAAGATCATTGGTCTAAATTTTATAAGTTAGCCACAGTCAATTTAATGGCCAAATTGCCTTTGACTGATCTTTATGAGATCTGTAATGACGATAAAAGTACTCATCGTGCATTGGTTAAAAATAACCGTATTTGGAATAAAGCTCGGCACACAGTTAGTGCCCCACCCATGTCTAATGAGGATATGGCTTATTCACAAAAGAAACTCTATCCACCTATCATTGTTCGGGAAAACTGGAGTCGCTTTGACTGCCTCAAAGAAGAGGGAGGCGACTGTTCGGAGTAGTACCCTTGAGAGGTGGGGACCCTGCTTATGGGGGTTGAATACATGAGTACCGGTGCGACGGTTGAAATCGCCATGGTTACATGCCATAGTATCAATATGAATCCCAGAACCAAGTCTTGACTTGATTGTAGTATCCCTAAGGTTCTTGTCTTAGGGGTTCTGGGGCCTGATATTTTGCAGATTTGAAGGGTATATGGGGTTGAATCAGTGGTAACCACTCTTTAACACCATATACCTTCGATTGGAGATATCAGGACTTACATGAGCAGATGGCCCTGCTCGGAGTTCTCTAAAACTCGCGTTGGAAGAAAGAATTTATACCTTTAGTGGTTGTGGGAGTGTAAACCCACCTACTTTCTAGAATTTGGCAAGATGAGATGGCGCAGCTTAGGGCTGCAGACCTCATTTTGTTATTGCGCTTCAC